TTACGCTCCAATAGTTTGCGACATTTCCTCCGAGTCGTCAAGGGCCAAAATAGGCTCTGCGCGCAACAGGCGCGCAAAGATTGGTGCATTCGGATCGTTTTTCTTGCCGGATTCGTCCGACTGTAAACGTCTTAAAACAGACCGTTTAGCAATCACTTTTGCGTCCATTTTTTCGTAATGTTTACGAATCACTTCTGGTGTCGCTCCCACCATAAGGGAGGTCTCTTTTTCGGTCACGCCAGCCGTTTGGAGGCCCGTAATGGCGGTTCGCCGGAAATCGTGAAGGGTGAAGGATTCTCCCTCCTGATCATCGTTGAACCGCTTGATTTCATCCTGAATCCAGCACACAAGCCGTTTAGGGGAGAAATCTTTGACCATTGCGGCGTGGTGAGGTTGTTTCTTCCATAGCACAAGTAATCGGCGAAGTTCATCCGAGAATCGACCGAAAACCCACTCACCGGTCGCGCACGCCTGCAAATCGGCGTATAAGTCGGGAGGCAACCAGCCGTATTTGTGCCGCCTGGTTTTAGATCGGCTGGCAGCTACTCGAACAAAACCGTCGGCCAGTAGATCATCATTACGGATGCTGGCGATCTCGGTTGCCCTCCAACCTAATAGCACGGCAATTTCCAGGTAGACAAGTGGCAATCGCCAATTGTTCCACCTCTTGGCAAGCCAATCAAATAGGGCTTGTGATTCGGAAGCCGTTACGATCCTGACTTCCGGGTCATCACATTTAGGCGGTTTGACATTGGCGAATGGATTGGAAATGAGCAAGCCACATTCCCGACCCAGCCACTTGCCAAACGCTGCTTTTAACGTTGCCAAGTCTACCTTGATAGTCCAAGGTGATACTTTGGCTTCTGACCGTTGGCGTTTGTATTCCTGTGCCATTGCTACTGTCACATCAGCAGGTGTTGCCGCTTCTGGGAACATCTGGCGGAAGTTGTCGAACATAAGCAAGGCATCAGAAACATAACCCGGCCGTAAATTATCCGCTTCCATTGCACGCTTTAGTGCGTCCTTGCATTCCTTCCACGTTGCCTTGGCCGGTTCCGGTTCGGGTTCCGGTTCCGGCTGACATTCAGGAATGTTCAACTCGGCCCACTTTTGTTTCTGTAGGCCCTCGGCGAGAGTCCTGTCGGCCGTGCCAGTGCTCTCACACTGCCACTCGCCCGACTCCTCCCAGCGCAAAACCCAACGATACTCTCGGGCACCGTTGCGTTTTCGCTTTCGCATGTAGCGTTTGACCAAATAAACTTGAATCATACTTTGATCCTCCGAGGATTGACGTTTTGCCGGGCACGCGCCCGACTTTCGTACTTCAGTATAATTTCTTGCTTTTCCTGAAGCCATTCGTCAATCGCCGTTTTGCGGAATAGCAGGAGACGCCCCCGATGAATCACTGGTAACCTCTGTCGACGTATCAAGTTACGTAAACGGTCAAGTGGTTTTCGATCATCGGCATCAAGGCGCAAATAGGCAATTAGCTCGTCCTCGGTCATAAGGGGCGAGTTGCCTACTGCTGGTAAGCAGCACAGGCATTCTGATAGATACCATTTTCCATCCGATATGGTTCTTCTGAGATTGAGCGATCTTCGATAGAGTTCACTCAGCCCTAGTTTTGCTGCGCGATCGGCGGCCTGTTCGATTACCCATCCAACCGAATCGCATGGATCATTAGACAACTCCCAGTTGGCTGATAGATCATCCAGATATTCTAATTGTTCACGAATCCAGTTCTTGAATTGATTCATGTCTTTCCTACGAGACGATTTCTCTCGGCTCTTTGAGCAACACTGCCACGTCGCCAAGGAATTGGATCAGTAGTTCAAGTATTTGTGATTCAATCACCGGAGCACCACCTTCTTTTCCGAGGTTTCGCCATTTGCACTTTCGGTTATGACCGTTTGCGTCAAAACCTGGTCCACAGATAGACTCGTGCAGTAATAGACTGGTAAATCGGGATCGCATTTTTGCAGCAGACTGATGAGTTCTTGGACTTTCATGGTTCGGTTTCCCTAATCGTTGTCGTGGTAATAGTGTGCGAGCGCCTTTAATCTCGTTGCGTATTGATTATCGGGTTCCTCACGAAAAAGGCGTTTGCAGGTCAATCTGTGCAGAATTCTCCGGGCCACTTTGATTCGGCGAAGTAACGCCCCGGCAATAAAAGTGCCGAATGCCGTGCCGATCCCCTGGAAGATCGCAATCGAATGTTGCACGATGAAATTTGGAGTATTGATAATTGCGATGTAGCAAACGCTGCCAACGAGGGCGAGTAAGACTAGCGTGACTAGACCGGCAACAACAGACTCCAGAATGAATTTACTCATGTTTGACCCTTCACTTGCGTTTTTTGGCAAAGATTCCAGTTGCATACCAGATTCCATTGCTTCCGCGTGCCATTGCATAGCCCCAGTAATCGCATGTTCCGTTCACGGCCGACCAGTGGCCGGGCGATAGTCTCCAAGACCGATACATTTCATGGGCTGCCGACTCGACATCCTGTCCTGCCCAAGATTGGTTGCAGACCTCAGCGAATTCGCCGCAGTCAGGCATCTCTCTGTAGAGTTGTTGGACCCTGGATTCCCAGTTCCAATGGCCTTGTGCATGGATACGGGCTTGATAAGCAGCTTGATTTTCCGCCGCTTTTTGCAGTATCGGATGCTGCTGTCCGGTCGCAATGCTTCTTACGCCCAACTCGCGTCCGACGCGAATCAAGGCTTCAGTTGGAAAAGTCAGAGCGGACATCAATGTCAAAGCGATTAAGGTTTTCATTTGTTCTCCTTGGCGTGCGTTTCGCAGGCTTTGCTTGCTAGTTTGAAGGTTCTGTATGGACCGCGCCGACCGGCAAAATCCCACATTTCCCGACCGTTGGGCAAACGTATTCGGACGCAGGCGTAAAAGTGCGGTGGTACTCGAACGCCGCCGACTTCCGTGATCCAGGTGATGCGATATCGTTTGGTTTCATCGAGCCATTCCTTATATGATTTGCGGCTCCTGCCTTTGATCGATTTAAGTTTGAAGATCATTGGCTTCCACAACAATGCAATTGTTGATATTTTTAGTCCTTGTGCGGCGGCCTCGGTGGTCGCGGCCGGCAAGCGTGAAGACATCTCCATTCCGCGTTACGCTTTCAACTCGCAGTATCGACAGCCACATTTTGGAGCCTCGCCGTTTCGGATATGCGACACGGCAGCCGACGGTAATCAGTTTGCCGACAAAATCGTAAAGGGTCATAAGGCTTCTACGGACTGGAATTGGCGATAATCGAACAGATGTTGCGTTGGTTGCGCGAGGAGTTCCATTAAGTCGCGGCAAGCCGCTTTGTAGTTCAAGCAGGCGTGTAGCCGAGTGCTGAATTGCCTGTCGTCAATGCGGCCCTCATTGGCCAGCTTCATAAACTCACGGCGATAACGGGGATGGATGCCGTGCCGGACACCGATTACGTCCATTTCTTCTTGGGTGACTTCTCTCATGGTTTTTGCTCCTTACTGGCTGTCCTTACACCGGGCGAGCAGAGTTTTTGTTGCAGGATTTCAGGCAATTCTTGACGCAATTGCCGGCTCAGCGCCAGAAACTCGATATTAGACGCTCCACCGTCAAATCCGTTATTGCAGGCAGATGGCGTTTCCGATGCTATTCAAAGGGAGATGTATTGATTCATGCCCGCAGCACTTCCAATCCGTGCTCTTCGGCGATCTTCCGACAATAGAACTCGTTGAGTTCTATAGAAGTGGTTGATCTGTTGATACGGCGGCAGACGCGAATCACCGTTCCGGTTCCCGAGAAGAGATCAAGAATTTCGTCTCCTTGTCTTGTGCTTAGAAGAATGGCCCGTTCCACCAGGCTCTCGTTGAGTTGCGTTGGATGCCAAGAACGGCGCTGTTTTGAATTGCCCACCACGCGCGGTGACTCCCAGACGTTGCCCGGCACTTTGCCGTCGGGAGAGGCCCGTTTGTCGCCATTGAGCATCCGCCAAGAAGGAACACGTATCTGATTCGGGTAGATCGGTGCTTCCTTGTGTCGAAACCTCAGCATGGGGCGCTCGGCCGGTGCGCAGTCGTTGTTATTGCACTGGAAAAAGGTGTAGTGCTGGTAAAATGGCTTGATCTCGACATCCTGGTGGTTCATGCCATAGTCACATGCCCAATGCTTTACCGCCAGGTCCCACTGACTGTTGTAACTCAGCCAAGTGATTCCGCAGCGCTGGATCGTCATAGCCATCACCTTGGCCAGCCATTCAATGTATCCCTTGCGTGGGTGGTCGCGGTATCCGTTGAGCTTCAGTCCCAGGGCATCAGGCGGATCAAGAAAACAACAGGCGAAGTTGCCAAGCTCGGGCAACACCTGAAGAACATCGCCTTGAATCAGCCGGTGATTTACCATGTCTCTTTTTTCACCGTGATGTAAGTGCCGATCCAATTGCCAATCGCATAGGCAACGATGGCCAACGTACACTTTTCAACAACTATGACCGTAGAGACCAAGGCAAAGCCGAAGATCAGCACGGACATATTGGCGGCCATGATGGGCTTACGGGCTTGAATTGAATGAACGCAGCACGTCCAAACAATGTCCATCCCCACTCCGCAAACAAATGCCAATAGGACTAGAATCATTTCAGGAACTCCAGAACTTTGTTTACATCCTGGGTGCGTAGCGTCTTGCCGTCTTTGACGGCAATGAATGTGGGGAGCGACCTGACGTTGTTTTCCTTCAATAATTGAGGTTGTTCGTCCGCGTCTACGCGGATTACCTTCACGCCCAAGCGTTCAATCTGACTGACGATAGGTTTTGCGCGTTGACAAGCGCCGCACCATTTCGCGGAAAAAACTGTCAGTTCAGGCGCGTTTGGCTTCGGACAGGGCGATGGTTCTGACGGAACGGGTTGGGCGTCGGCATGTTTCGGACCAGGGGCCGGATTAGAGTTCAAAACCGGGATCGCCTTTTGATACTTCAATTGAGCAAACGGTTGGGCCGACAGAACCAGAATTGCAAGCAAGGATATGGCTGTGGCAAATAGAAATGATGAGGTAAAGAATCTCTTGATAGTCTTCATTGGCAGCATCTCCCGTGAAAAGGAATAAAGTGAAGAAAAGGTTCCCTGCATCAACGCAGAGTCCTGTTGAAAGGAACGGCCCCAGCCTCGGTCCATTCCCACAGGCTGACAGCGCCGTCGTCTTCAATGCACAGGAAGGTGTCCTTGCTTCGACACCAGCATCCGGTGTTGTAGTGGCGATCGCCGATGCGGCCTGGCTCATGGGTGTGGCCGTAGACAACGACATCGGCTTGCCTCTCAGTTCGATGGGCTTCCACCTGGTCAATCATTTCATCGAGCCGACCGTGTTGGAAAGTGAGCCTGCGCCAGAGAGTCAAAACGCTTTCAAGTGTGCCGACAAACTCATCTTCGATAGCATGTCCATGAGCATTGAACGGCCCCTTGTTGCGGTCTTCCAGCACCCCGGAAATTACAGCCGTAATTTCGCCGACGCCTGGGTTAAGGCTATTGCAATAAGGATCAGCTTCATGTCCATGCAAAAAAGCGAACTTCCGGCCGCCGATTGTTTCCTCGAAAGGTCCGGTAGACAATTGCAGCAGCGGATGCGCCGGCATTAAGGAAGCGCCGATGAATTTGGCTAGGGCGTTATCATGGTTGCCGATAACGTAGCGCGCCTGCATGGCGGCAAGACGGTCAATCAGCCAGCGATAGCAAAGCACCGATTCGCTTAGATTGACCTGCCACCAATCGAAAAGGTCGCCGAGGATGAGCAGTTTGCCACCTTGGTTGCCGACGAAATTCAAAAACTCGCAGAATCGCTCTCCACGGCCGTTAAATGCAAAATTATCGCGCGGCCCTTTGTCGCAAAGATGTAAGTCACTGATGCAAAACCGAGTCATAATCTAGCCCATGTATCTGTCGCGCGTGGCTTCGTTGAAATACGTCTCCAGACTGGAACCGTCTGATTGAAGTCCTACTGCCGTCTCATCGAGCACTTGGCAGCGGGCGTCGGAGTCTTCACGGCTGAGATTCAGGAAGACGTGGCCAGTGACAATAGCGTCCCAGCACCGCTTAAGCCGGGCCACCAATTCATGCTGGTATATTGCCTTGACCCTTGCCCTGTATTGGGCCACGCGAAGCTGCGGCCTCTGATCCAGGATAGGTTTGGCGACGATCTGATGGACGGACAGCACTACGTTCTCGTCACCTATCTTCTCGCCCAAGGCCCAGCCGTAGAGTGACAATTGATCGGCCCAGGAGGTGTTGGCGGCTTCCAGATATGTGGCGTTGATCGTGAGGTCGCCATGTCGATATGCCAGAAATTCCTTATGCTCAGCATTAGGGTTAATGGATGGCTTAGCGGAAATAAAACCGTCCCGGCAGCACATATAGCTTCGATGCGGACTGGTTGGATATTTGCTGCAATAACCGTTTACTTTCCAGTCATGGACCACGTTCACGCCGCCTGGGGTTACAAAACGACAGTCCGGTTTGCCGGAAAAGGGAACACCATTGATGATGGCCTCCACAGAGAACTCGAATCGCGGCGGCTGCTTGGTAGTAATCAAGAGTTCCAAAAACTCTCCGTAAAAGCCCGATCGAACATAGCAATCAAAGATGTATTTGCCTTCGGCCGAGGCCCAATCCCGGTTTTGCGGTTCAACTTGGGCCTCGAACAGGGCTTGAAACTGGTATTTCGGATCAAAGCCGATTCCATAAATGGCCGCATGAAGGGCAGACTTAACATAGGCATCAAAGGCAGACCCGGCCGCTGCCGGCCGATCCTGGAGCACGCGCGGCGGCCGCCGATCGCTGAGATATTTCAGGTAGAATTCGTCGGGGTTCTTTTCCCAAAGGGAGAAGCCCGAATGGCTAAGGTGTTTTGGCAGACGCATCAAAGACTCTCCCGGTTTAGCCTATTGCCAACTCAAAGTCGTTGGAGGTGAAAAGGTGGTCAATAACATGTGCAGGCAGACGGAAGCGTCTGCCAACGGCCTCGAAGTGGTCCACTGGCTTGCCACGATGCAGCAGTGTCACTTTCTTCGGCTTGCCTGTAGTCTGGACGGTTCCAATGGCGGTGATCTGATAGCATGATGCGCTGCGGTCGATCACTTTGTAGTCGAATTTGCCTTCCTGGCGCAATTGCCGGAGAATTCGATCCGGCGAGGCTGGTGCGGTGTGCGTTCGCGTGAATATGTAATCGTGCAGGTCGCGCATGTGAAAGCGCGGCTGTCCGGTCTGCCAGCGATGAAGCACAAACGAATCCACAAGTTCGCCGATGTTGGTCTTTACGCGACCAAGTTCAATTTGTTGGGTCATTGATCGTCCTTTTCGGATTGATATGTCGCCGCAGAAGCCGGTATTGCAACTCAGAGCCGACTGCAAAGCCTGAGAGAAACACGATAATCAGGAGCGGATAAAACCAATAGGATGTGAGAAGAGCGAACTGGCAGTAGGCCAGCCAGAACTGAATTGTCTCGATCATTATTATCTCTGCTGGAAGCGGGCTACCCTGATGCAGAATACGTAAACATCGAGATACACGTAGCTGATAGGCGCGATGCCGGCACCGATGTGCTCATGGTAGTGCCGGTAGACTGTGCTAAGCGGAATCAGTATTTGTCGCAGACAGAAAAACTTGAAGAAAGACAGCGTTCTCACAGTTTGATCCTTTCGATTGTCATAGATAGCGATTGGCAAAACGGAAAATTAAATAGGTCAGAAGCCCGAGAACAACGGCCAGCGCAAGCGTCTTGAGACTTTGGTTCCAGACAGCTTGTGCCTTTGCGTCCTGGACCATTTGATTGGCGATTTTAATTACGCTGGGAATTATTTCTGATTTGAGAGACATACTGGTTAAGCAGAGATTGTTCGAGGAGTTCGTGGAGCATACGCGCAGACAGACTGTTTTGCTGCGTTGTCAAACCTGCCTCTTTATCTTGCGGAAGATTGCGAAAGGCTTGTAAAACTGCGGGAAATTGGCTGCGGACATAATACTTGCCTTCGCCGGTGCCATTGCAGCCGGTTACACGTCCGGCCGATCCGCCACAGCGCTGAATAACAAGGTCGTAGCGGTCACCGGCGGAGACAAGTTCATAAAGGCCGTTCGCGTCCGGCGGCGCGTCGGATGGCCGGTAGCCGCGACAGCCTTCGGGCAGCAGGAACCATTCCTGCCAGTTGCATTTGGCCCTCGTGGCGCTGAAGCCGCCTTTTAGGTCCTTCTCGTAAATTAGTTCCAGGCAGGGATTCATCGGGCCGCAGAGGTGAGCGCCGTGCATCGAGCGGGGCACGACGAAACAAATCCAGCGTGCATACGTCGCAGCCTTGTTGATGAACCGCCTGACCAACTTGCCGTTGCGGCCAAACGGCGGATTGCCAATGACGACCGTGCTAACGGGATCGCAATCTGTAATGCCCAGCGACTCGCGGGTGGACTGCAAGAAATCCTGGTGGATGTCGGCCGGCAAGTCGGGATCAATTTCCACTGATCGGATTTGACGCCTGGGAACTCCGGCCCGCACCAAGGCGGTTACAAACGCGCCTTTCCCACATGACGGTTCGATATAATGCCGGGCGCAGGCAGGATCGAGCCGGTGAATCAGGGATTCAACCAACTCGTCCGCCACGCGCTGCTCGGTAAAGTATTGATCCAATATCATGCCGCTGATTGTGCAGATCGAGAGAAAAGGCGACTGAGTTCTTCATCCAGGTGTTTCAATGGATCGCGGCCGTAAAGATCGTTCCAAGGCCGAGGGACCAAGACACCATGCCCTCCGTGAGCGATGAAATTGCCGATGTTCTCCTGGTTGTCGTCGATCAGCAGCGCATCAGGTCTGGCCAGAAGGTGTTTTCTGGGCGTGATGGCATACTGACGCCACATCCAACTGGGCATATTGCGGTGAATCCATTCCAATTTGCCGGCGAGGCTGTCCGGGTCTTTCGTGGGAGTGGTGGCAATGCAAACCCTATCTCGGCCGACAAGTTTTTCCGCAGTATCCATCAGCCAAGGGAAAATCGGGGATTGCGGTATGGTCGCCCACAGGTCGCGGGCAATGGCGTCCCAGAAGGTTTTTGCAGTGTAGCGCGGTTCCTCGAACAAATGGTTGGCTGCGGCCACGATGTCGTATCCGCATTTTGCGGGATAATCAGCGTAATCGAGCCTCACAAGGCATCCGACCGAACGTAGCGCATACATGGTGAATATGTTGCACACGTCGTCCAGGTCGATGAAAATGCGACGGATCATTGCTGCAATTCCTTCATCTTGGCGTCGAAGCGATGTTGGATCTCCAGGTACATCCGATGGGTCGTATTGCACGAAAGGCCGAGGGTTGCGGCGATTTCCTGGAAAGTGGAACCACGCTGCCGCATGGCGACTATTGCCCTGTCCTCCGCCGATAAGCAGCACGAATCGATGGTGTCCCGCAGTTCTACAACTCCAATAGGCTCTGCCGACGTATTGAGTTTCGCCCTGGTTACGTCTTTCGTAGCTGTGACCTTGGGTATTGCGGGATAGGCCGTTTTGTCACGCCGCGCTCGGCGCAATGCCCTAGCAGAAGCGGGAATTAACGGGGATTTGTCGATGAAGCGGTTAATGTGCCTGTGGATGCACTTGATAATGTATGAAGTGATGCGCCCGTTCCCATTATTGGTGCGCTGATGTATCGTGTTGACGGCGTTCACGATTGCAAGAAAGCCTTCGCCGATCAGATCGTCTTGAAGATGCGAATACTCCTGGTGCCGGGCGACGTAAGATGCTGCGCATGAAGCGGCCAGTGGCAGATTATTGACGATCATTTGCTCTTTAGCCGACTCGTCGCCGTCTACGAGAAGATGATAGAGTCGGTCGTTTTCCGTAGCGTCCGTGTTCGTGTCGCATACAGCTTGCAGATTGGCTTTTAATTCGTGGTTGTATTTCATGGATGTTGAAACAAAGGTTGAGGTTTTGATGGATGGCATTTACATTCCAAGCGCAAGTCCCGATGAATCCCTCGGACTCACATTTGGACGGAGAAAAGCGATAAACGCTGCCATTTGGGTCATAAATGGTGCCTCTGTTGTAAGCCACGGCATGGCAGCAATGGCGGCCGTGTCCTGTAATTACTCCGCGCCCTGAATTGACAATGGCTGCAAAGCGTTCCAGATTGGTCTCTTCGTCGCCGAACAAAACTGTAACCGGTTCCACTGACAGCGATGGCGCGTGGCGTGGAAAAAGTTCAATGGGAGTGACCGCATAGCCCGATTGGTGCGCGACGTGAATGCACTCCTGGATGTGGAATCCTCGTCTGCACGTCGGCTCAGGTTGGGTCGGAAACGCAATTTTGCTCCCATCGTGGCCGATGCGGCGAATGAATTCCTTCACCGATATGTCCACGGCCATTGCAAAAGCTGTCGGCAGACATGACCAGCGGTTTGGTTGTTGTAAGCGCATATTTCGAGCGCAGAAAATCATGGATAGTTTTCAAAAATGGCCGCGAATGCAGCGTTACGAATCAGTAATCTGTTCTAAAAGGTCATCTATGTCCGGCAATTCGCCCCAGGAGTTCTTCCAATAATGTCTGAAGTTCGGGGGAGCGAATAATTTGTCGTATTCCTCTTGCGTGGCCGCTGTGAGAATCCAGATTCCCACGCCGGCCTTTTCCCAGTTCGGCCACTTCCTTTTTTGTGCTTTTGTAAAGGTGTATTTATTGGGTTGTTTCACGTCAATCCAGCGATAGCCCCATCTCGGATGGTGGCAGTATAAGTCGGGAACGCCTGTTTGAAAGGCGTTTCCGATCATCCGCTCTACCAACCAGCCTCGGGCTTCCAGCAGCGCGATCAAGGCTTGCTGGATTTTGTACTCTGCTCCGTGCTTAGGTCTGCGAATCTTCTTCATTTGTCAGCCCATGTTCCCGCATTTTGCTGCCAGTCCATTGCAATGAGCGGCACTTTTTCGCGGAACGATTCCACGCGGTCCAGCACCGTTCTTTCAATTGCCTCAGCCATTTCAGGCACATGGACGCACAGTATCTCGTTATGCACATTTATCGGGGCCACGCGCCAATCATTGATTCCCGCCGGCTGCAAATCCCAGATGCGGCGCTGCACGGATTTGGTGATCTGCGCGCCGGGTGACTGGATTTCATGGTTCGCGGCCGCCCGCATGTTGGCGGCCTGCATCTGAAACGCGGCTCCGTACAAGGCACTTGACACCGCGCCACCGGCAGTCTGCACGCGATCTCGACGCACAACTTTGATTTGACAGTCTTTCCACTCCCTGGGCGGCTTTCGGGCCAGGTCGAAGAGCGCCCTGCAAATGGCGTTTTCCAAAGTGAAGTAGCGGCGGAAACCCAGAAACGTCTCACAATAGTCCGCTGGGTTTGCCCAAATGACGGCCGAACCGATCCCTGCAGGCTGGCGCATTGAACAAAAGGCATTGAATGTCTTTTGCCTGGCCTTTTCGATGCCGGGGTAGCGCTTCACAAAGTCTTCATAAGCCGTTTTGGCGCGGGTCTCCGGCACACCGAGTTTTTGCACCAGAGTATTCCAGTCGCCGCCATACACCAGGGCGAACACGCCGCGCTTGCCCTTGTCGTACCAATCTTCTTCGGAGCCTTTCGAGGCACAGACTTCCTCATAAGTCTTCCCGGATAAAGACATGCCGAACAGAGCGTGGATTTTTTTGCCAGACAGCAAATCACGCCGCAGATTGGGGTCGTTGTAAACCGCGTCTGCCAGCGTCACTTCAAAGGCGGAAAAATCGCCCAGGCTCAATCGCATTCCGTCCCATGCCAAGGGGAACATGCGGCGGATTTCCTTGCTGTGGGCGATGCCTTGCGGATTAAGGCCGTCCGCCCCAGCCATCCGGCTGGACAGCGTGCCGATGACCACAAACGAGGCGTGAAACTTCTTGGCGCGGAGCAGTTTTGTGTATAACTCCACCTGCTTGGCCGCGATTTTCACCTCCAGAATGTCCTTGGCCCGCGTGGCGGCAGGGTGTTTTCCAGCTTCCAAAAAGCCGTCGTTACAACGCAGACAGCCTGTGCCTTCGCACTTTGAACATTCTTCGCGCTCGGCGACCTCCCAATTCAGAAGGCTTTCCAGATGGGCTTTTTTCGTGCTTTCCTCAAGGATGATCTTCTCCGTGTCGTCCATGCACTCATAAATGTATGCACGGACTTCAGACGGCTTGTTGCAGTTTATCGGCGAGTGGGCAACGGTTTCCCGGGCGCTGGCCAATAACTGTCTGATGCCTGCGATGTCAATCTGGAAGCCGTGCCAGCGGACCACAGCCACCATACAGGCCAGAATGGAATCATCATCGTTTGGTTCTGGATAATTGAAATGGGCGTCCAGCGCACGGGTGTAAACTACGTCGCCCGAGGCATAATCCCTGGCGTCCAAACGATTTGCCCAATGTTCGATGTGGCTTTTGATAACGCCGGGCCAAGCATAGCCACAAATCTTATCGTCAGTGTGGAATGCCCAATTCCGCTCGGGCGAAGACACGGCAAGCGCCGTCGGCGCGTAACCTAATTCGATCGGCCGCCCATCCGGTTCCACGTCCTTGTAATGATATTTTGGCACATAGTCCATTGCGTATTCGGCCAGAAATTTTAATCCCCCGGCGGGATTGAATTTCAACACTACGTCTTTGAAATTCGGATCAATTTCGCCGTCACGCCGTTTGAGGTCAAACACCTTCCATCGCGGAGCATCCCTGTCAGCCGACTTAGCAAAATAGATTCCATCCAATTCGACCCGCTTTTCCAGTTCCTGTGCCAGGGCCAGGGCCAATGCCGTGGGTACTTTTTTGATCCGCACGTCGTCGCGGGCCATTAGCGATTGATACGGTCCCTTGCGGGCGTGAAGCATTAGGTCCAAAGCCCCCGCAGGTTTCAAGCACGGGCCTTCTTGCGCTTCGGGTTCCTTTAGAGCAATCTCATCTATGTGCTCCTCGGGAATCCATTCGCGCGGGCAGAGTAGAAATACTGTGTAACACTTGGCAAGGTGGAACCAATCGAAGGAGAGATTAAAGCCGACGACGGTGTATTCGCAGAGCCGTTCGATCAGGGCGAGCGTTTCACTAATCGGGTGTTTCCATACGTCGTAGATGGTGATCGGCCCATCATCGATGGCATACTGGATCAGGACTACAAATCCATGTAATCCGCAGGTTTCAGTATCGAGGTAGCATTTGCCCATGTGAAATACTTGTTAAAAGACTCGATAATGCCATCCGTCCCCGCAAACCGTAGCCGAGACAACAGGCCGACTGCAAAACACTCCATTGGCAAATCGGATTTGCATCCTCATGCCCGAAACGATCCGCCCGGCCAAGAACACGCTGCCCTCTTCGTCATACACAGACCTTTCAAAGAAGCCGATGGATCGGACGCCAATGCGCCGATCGTTGGAGACGATCTCCACCTTAAGCAAGCGCTCGTTGAGCAACGTCAACCGGTATGAATAGTCCGTGGTCTCCAGAGAGACGTGCGTTCTTGATCGTTGACGTGCCAGATCAAGGCTCGGCTCAGATGCCAAGGCAGCAAGGGCTTCTTTCGACGTTTGTAGAGCGCTGTTGGTCATAAGACGTTTTCTCCCGGTGCCCTTATACCGGAGGAAGAGGAAACTTGTTGCAGAGTTTTTCAGGAATTCTTCGAGAAGAAGGTCGTTAAACTCAGAATCGTCCGCACAGTCCGGCTACTCGGGCGTTTTTGCCGCGTCGATTTCATTCGCTTCGGGATTGCGGGCTTCACTGACGATCGACAATACTCGCCGATTGACATTGGCTATGACTTCTTCCCAACCATCGAAGCGACCGGCCACGCCATTTGACAGAGCCTCTACGAATTGCCGGGCGACGCTCAAGACGGCCACCCGGCTGAGAAGCTCGCCGCGCCGGAATTTCGCATCCTCGGTGGCGTGAGAAAGCTGGCCGATGACCCGCATCAATTCCATAGCGGTCCGGGCCTGTCCAGCATTCAAGGCTTCTTCGCATAAAAGTCGAAGAGCGGCGATCTCTCCTTCCAGACTTGTCGGATTCTCAGTGTTGGTCAATTCCTTCAACCGTTTGGCGCGACCTTCGTCATCCAGGCGGTAAGGTTGAAATGGCTCCATAAAGACTCTGCGGCAGTTTTTTAATCGTCGAACCAGATGCAGCCGTCCGAACTGCGCCCGGCGATGTGTATCCAGTAATTTATCCTGAACGGAACGTAGCCGGTTATTCTGACGGCTTTCTTTATGCTCGCAAAGCGCTCGACCCGCCCGTCGGGATAGACTCTGCCCACGGGATAACTGCGTACCTTTCCAACATCGATATCGCGGAGCAGCCAGGAAGGAGCGGTAAAGGGGTTACCGGTGCTCAATCTGTTGATTTGCGCAATGCGCATTACCACCAGGCGATGGGCGAGATTCATGCTTATCGGGATAATTGATCCGCACGACCATCCCAAACGCTCGACGGGCATTAAGCCTAGGGCGGCCAGTTCACGAAACCACGCCGCCCAACGGCTGTTGCTTATATCCTTGACCGCCCATAGCGCAGACCAAACTGGAAACGTCGTGATCTTGCAATAGCCCACAATGCATGGAAGGCGATCCTGATCGCGCGGGTCGGCAAGCTCGAAAGTGCGATGCTGAGCGGAGTATTTTTTGGGTTGGGGATTCAGCAACCTTTTTCGCTTGCAATAGTAATCATTGTATCCTGGGTGTCTTTTTTGAAATCGTTTTTGTTTTTCCCGATTGCGCCTGCGTTCATCTTCCGTGGTCATTGGGGATTTTCCCCTAGCAAGTCAATCAATCCATCGCAGTTAAAGCGCAACTGGTCGCTGGTGGCCAATTCAATAAATCCGGCTGGGATCACAACACAAGCGGTGCCGTCTTCGTGGCGCTGGATAATATCTGCGGTAAGTTCGACTTTCTCCAGCAATTCGCCGTCCCGCCAATGCTCGATCGTGTGCCGCCCCACGCGCTTTGACATAAAGCATCTAATTCCTGTACTTCTTGACGTGCTTTGGCAATTTCATGCCTTTCGCCTAAACCTCCAAGGGACCGACCTCGCGGCCGCCGTCGAGAAGATAGCGCTTCGGCCCTTGTTTCTCATTTGGATGCCGCAGTTTGCAGTCTAGCCTCCAGGTGATTCCGTACTTGGGATTGACACCGTGCAGCCATTGGGCCGGCTCCCGATAGGTCGCCAGAGAGTTGTAGGCAAAAGGATCGGTTCCCAGCCAAGCTCCGTTTATCATCAGTTCGCCGTCTATGTCGGACAGGGTGCTGGCCGAATGATGATGGCCGACGCAGTGATAGCGCACTCTCTGGTTGCCAGCGGCTGCACCCAGAGCAATCAAGCCCTTCTGGCGGCGAACCAAGCCATACCAGGGAATGCCGAGACTGCTGCGGCAATCATCGCCGTGCGCAATGTTGAAACCGACGCCATTGATATTGACATTGACCGACCACGCATCAGGAATCTGGAAATGGATGTTTCCAATCTCGCGGCAGTGGAGCCGGGCAATTTCGGCAATGAGATAATCCCAATTGTCGTTGGCACCATAATAGTCTTTCTTCGGGGTCCGCCTCCCATGATTGCCGGAAAGATACAGAACGTTGACCTGCTCGAAGTGCCGGGCAAAATCCCGGTACATCAAGGCGTGAAGCTGGCCGATGGCAAGGCAATTCTTAAACTGATTGCGATAATATGATCGCTCGCAAGCCTTGTGAATCTCGCCACTCGAATGATCTCCGTATGCCAATACCCAGAGGACGGGAAAATAGAATTTCGGCGCGAGCGTGTCCTGCGTCCATTCAATGACCGTTTCCACCAGTCGCTCGCCACGCGCGCAGGAGATGGGGAAATTATACTCCTCGAAGCCGTTGACCTGTTCGGGGCGGATTACTTGATCGTGGTGGCCGTCGCTCAGGTGCAAAGCGCAGTGTTCCACGATTTGGGCCTTGCGGCGGAAGTCAATGGCCGTGGGCAAGGCCGAGAAGGGCGTGACACGCCGGTCCATTTCCACAACGATGGCCTTGAACAATCCGGCGATTTTGGCTCCAGCCTTGACTTTGGCACGCTCTCTGTTGCGTTCTTCCGTTAGATGGACGATCTCGCTTTCCAGTTCCATGATCCGCGCGTCGGTCGGATCATAATCGCCGATGGGCTTCCGCTGGCCTCCGGCCTTTTTCGGACAGGGTTTTCCATCCGGCCAAGGAATGTCCTTGTGAATCCGCCCGGTGGCAATGTCCGAAATCACCGAACGGCTGACTTTGAATTGCCTAGCGATATCCGGCTGCTTGATGCCGCTTAGGATGTGCGATTTAATCTTGGCGACCTTTTTGGCGGATAGTCTCATGCGATATTGATCCACATTATGAACCTGGAAAATTGCAGTGGCGCGGAACGCCCACCATGAAGGCAAATCAGTTGGTATAGAATAGCGGTATCAGCCAATCAATGATTCTGTTGAAATCGCACGGCTCGTCGGTTGGAGCAAGCGTCGGCTCCCTTGAACTACTCATCTCGCCGGCATCTTCAACAGGAATAGACTCAATGGTTTTCAGACTGGGTATTGGAATATTGGGATCAATGGCCCATTCGATATTAGCCGCTTCCCCCCACTGATGTATGCGCCGAACGGGCACGATGAAATTGAACCCTTGCAACTTCTGCACGCCCTGGGTCAGCATTCCGACGTATTCGCCCGTATCTTCCAGGAAAACGCCTCCGCCTGAAGATCCCGGAAAGGCGGTAACGGTCACCTGGTCAAAAACCTTGACGTTGGCACCCTTGCCCGGCAGCGTGCGGCCAATTTGCGAGACAACGCCGTTGGTGAAACTGTTGGCTCCGAATTGTCCTAGCAAACTGCCTACATGCACTAACCTTGTGCCGATGGCCGGAATGTACTTTTTGTCGCTCTGGAATTTTGCAGTGATTGTGCAGGGATATGCGTTTTTCCGCCGGACCATGAGCAGAGCCAAATCCTCGCCATAGTCGGCGTCGCTCACTTTGACCACCTTGGCGTCGTATTTCACTTCGCCTATTCGCCGGCCGTCTTGCTGGATTTCCTGGATGATTTCCGCATCCTTATATTCGATCAATATTCTCGTTGAACCATTGACAATCACCGATCGAGTGGTGCGCAACCCATCAACTACATGCGCGGCGGTCCAAACAAAGCTCACGCAATCGTCCCCGATCTTTCGCGTGACCAACGTCCCGGACCCTTGGGATGAGCCTGCTCTGATAGTCACGCTGACGGCTTGCAGGTCGTCAGGGACGCTCGCAAATGCTGCGGTAGCGAGGAAACAAACAAGCAACGACAAGAGATACTTCATGGTGCAAACTCCTGAACTAAACGGTTTCTAGTATGTGCGGTTCACCTTGTTCATCAGACTCCCAATTCACATCTTCCATGACCTCGCCCATCGTCATCAACTCCAAACGACGATTCTCTCGGATTACATCAAGGACCTTTGCGTCCGATGGCAGATGTATTAGGTCAACAATGACTGCCCCCTTGTTCAAATCCATGCCAAGGCGATGGATGCGATCTTCCGACTGGGTTCTATCTTCAGGTTTGAAAGTGTTTGACCAATAGACCGCCATGCGGCTTTCAGTAAGGGTCAAAGACATTCCGCCCGAGGCGGGATGCGCTACAAAGGCCACGCGGGGATGATCTTCGAGATTGGACCAGTAATCCAATGGCTCCTCGGTAAGCACTGTTTCGCCGTTTTGCTTCGTTATCAGCCACCCCCTGCCGTCGCAACGCACCACATCCCAACCATGCTTGCGACACAACCCAACAACTCGATCCACGCTTCCGGTAAAGCCGGCGAATATCACAATGCGGCCGGTCTCCTCGCACTCCTCCAGCAGTTCGCCGAGGGCCTTGTCCTTTGGACAGGGAACTTCCTTGGTTACGCGAACCTTTCTTGGCACCTCGCCCGTTCCGCCGCATCGCGGACAAGGAACAGTTCGCTTTTTCAGGCGGGCGACTAATTCCTTATCGATCATGTCAACCGCTTGAAAGGTCCGTTCCTCATCGGATGGATCGAACCATTCTTCCACTACGCCCTTGGTTTCCGGGCAATGAGGGCAGCAGATTGCGCCATCTGTGATGTCGCGGTATTGAAAGCCGTCGCTCAATTCTCGTAGCCAAGTCAAACCGGTAACAGTGTTTGGAGCAGACGTAACAAGGGCCTGGGCCACGCGCAGCGTGCTGGCATTGGGCTTGCAGAATACCTTGCGATAGCGTTTCTCGGGCAGATCAAGGCAATCCTTCTTGTGCTTGATTATGACCAAACCTTTCAGGCGCTCATGGAGATAGGCGACCTCGTTAAATGAAGGTTCGTACCTGTGATAATCTCCGGTTGGATCGACTTCATCGCTATCGCGGTGCAAACCATCGTCTTCAAACAGCCCGCAGTGACGGCACTTTCGCTCGTCATCCTTCCAGCCGATGCGTTTCTTGAATACCCCGGCGTCATATTGATGCTCCACTAGAAATGCCAGCCGGTCTTCAAGGGCCTTTGGAGAGCCTTCCTTCAGGAAGCCGGGCCATGCTATCTCGCACTGGCTCCACCAATCCAAGGGCGATTTTGGCGACGGCGTGCCCGACATCTCGATGACGTAACCCTTAAAGCCGTACTTTTCCCGCACAATGTCGGCAAGCCGCTGCATGGCGCTGCTGCGCTGTGAACTCGCCCCTTTCAGCCGGCTTGATTCATCGGCCACCACGCCTTGCGGTACTGGTGCGCCCTGCTCCCAATCGTCCATGACGCGGACCAGGGCCTCGTAATTCAGCATTTCGATGTTAAGTGCTGGATCGAGATTCCAGCGGCGAAACTCGCGTTTGATGTTCGGCAGAGACGTTTTTGGTCCGATCCACCACCACTCCTTAATGCCGGAGCGTTCCATCACTTCCTGGACAGCCAGTGTCTTGCCGACTCCCATCTCCGCCGCCATGATGCCATAGTGATAAGTCAGGAAGTGGTCGGCCAGTTCCTTTTGATGTGGCATGAGCGGCCGGATGTAATCATGCTTTTTGATCTCCTGGTCGAACCACGCATAAACATCCTCGCCCATGAGATAGCCAAGTTGAAACCGATTCCTCTGGCAGTCAGCAACGGACCAGATTTTGCGGGGCGGATCATCGAAACCATGCCACTTTGATCCGCGCATGGCCTTGACTTCATCACGCAAGGCAAAAGGGCTTTTGAGGAACTCGATTCGGCCATTTGTGTATCGCAGGGTGGCGTCGGACCGCACCAGCGAGCCGCCGGCGGAGCGATGAATCAAGTTGACTTCACGGATGTCGTCCATTATGAGTTCTGTAATCGTGCGGCGGCGATGTCGCAGTAATGCCCGTCAAGCTCCACGCAGATGCAGCGGCGGCCAAGCTGCCCGGCGGCCAGGGCCGTGGAACCGCTGCCCGCGAATGGGTCGAGAATCACGCCGCCAGCGGGCGTGGAAAGTAGCGTCAACAGATACTTCATCAATTCGATAGGCTTCACGCACGGATGGTTGTTGCCTGCTCCGCGCTCTTTTTGAGTGGTCTTGGCGCAATAGAAGAATCTGCTTGCTCCACCACAGTCGCCATAGGTGGTTTGCAGATCGCCGGCCTTGCCGATGTTCCCGTGATAACCGGTGCCTGGCTTTGAGCGGACGCAGTTCGTACCGCTTTTTAGCAAGCCTGATTGAACGTCCAATTCAATAGCCGTCTCTTCGTCCAATAACAGGTTGGCAGGCCAGCGCCCCAAACGCTCGGATGGACGCTCGGCCATATAAGTCTCAGCAGAACCTCGATAGCCAAATCTGCCCAACTGATTTGCCTCGGCCACCGTGTCCACGCCCAGCGCTCGGCTTTGCAGTGGCACGGTTCCGTTTTTGCGCGCTGACGCACGTCGCTCTGCGGCAGGCGAACCGGTTGAACTTGGAATCCGGCAGGTGTCGATATTCAAGCCTGCTACTCCGTATTTTTCCGCATTGGCTGCAAAAGTGCCGCAGAGCGGTTTCATGGCCAGAATGATTGGCTCCCATGCGGGCTTAAGAGCCGTCCCCCAACCCTGCCATTGCTTTGCAGCGTCAGTGGCAGGAGCGGTAATGTCCAGGTTGTTGCGGCTTGACGCAAAAACGTCGACTGTCCGTTCATCTTTTGCGTTTTGCAGGTTCCAAGGCTTATTCATGCCGGGAGGTTGGTATTTGCCGACTACTTCCCGTTCTGCGCCGGCCGCCTTGTCGATGGCCTTAGAGATGTCCATTGATTTGGGAAAGCCCTGCCCGTAAAGCCACATCAAGCAATCGCGGATTTCCCAACCGGCGTCTTCAATGGCACAGGTCAAACGATGAAAAGTCCGTGGGCCGCCAAAGGCCAGCATCATCGAGCCGGGCTTGCATACTCGGGCTATTGTCCGCCAATACTCGGGACCGGGAATTTCCTTGTCCCAATCCTTGCCCATGAACGAAAGCGAATAGGGTGGATCGGTGCATACGCAGTCAACCGACGCCTCCGGCAACTCCGGCAGTACGCGAAGCAGGTCGCCCTGGTAAATCGTAATTTGGTCTTTCTCGAAGAAAGGAGAGATCATCGCTGGCGTTTGTCTTCCAGATAGAACGTCTGGTCCCGCAACGGCCGGCTTTCAAAATCTTTCCAGATTCCACCCAAACCGGCTGACTCGAAGAGAGACATCACGCGATTGAAGAACACCCGCATGTTTGGTGTGTTGTTCTTTGAACAACCGGACTTTACGGCATCGCGCCACTGAGCCAACGTGCCGGTTATTACTGCCAACTGGACGCCGTGCATAAGCGTATCTGTTGCCACAAACGGCATTGTGGTGGATGCTTGGAGGATATCGAGCATGTCCCGATCGTCGGCAGCAGCGAGAATGCTGACCGAAACGTGCGTCAGCAAGTTTGGCGCTAGCCCGACAGAAGCATTCCGATCCCTTAGCGCTGCTAGACAAGCCAAAAAACGCTCGGCGTCTGATCGTTCCAATGGACTTGCATCAACTGTTGCCGCTGGGTTGCGTCCCAGGGCTTGTTGGCAAAGTCCGAGGAAGGTGGCGAAATCCACGTTCGGCGTCTGGATGAGAACGGCGCTCGGAATCATGCGAATCCTGGAATGACAAATGGATATGACCCCGCACGGGCGAGAGAGAAGAGCGCCCGTGCGGGGCATAGAGAGAAGGAAGCGTCTTGTTATCGCGCCCGGCCCTTATGGCCTACTGGTTCTTCGACCTTTTCCACGCCACCCGATTTGGCACTGAGGAACCTGTTGATCTCGCGGACGATTGCTGTAGTGGGCGGGATTTTGGCGAAGGGAGCAGAGCACTTTACGACCATAGGGCAGTGCCACATTCCCTTCTTGTTTTCCGCTAGGCGGACTTTGAGAGTTACCGGTATCGGGCCATGCGGAACAAGGTCCTGCACGTCGGCTCCTGCGGCAGCCTTGCGTTCGATGTCCGCCTGACTCAACGGCAGGTATGGAAATATCTTTTTGGCCTCCGGCCGGCTTGATTTGGTGCCAAAATATATCTCCAGGAACTGACCCGTGGAGCGTTCCACTACCAGAAAGCTGATTCCATGCTGGCAGCCAGAATTCGGCTCCATTGATTTCGCGGCGATCCGCTTGAACGCAGGCGATTGCTCATCGTAGGAAATGACGATCGCCGACTTATCGCTGGAATCAAGTGCCTTTGGTCGACGAGCTAAAGGCAGCACGTCTATGGAATCGCCCAGGTCGATGATCTCGTCGCCGGCATCTGGGATGCCCCAATGGCCAGGAAGGATTTTGCCGGTTTTTGTGTATTTGTCATTGGTACACAGCTTGACGTAACTGAGGAAATCGCCACCCTTGGAAAGCTCCGTATAGGCTTCGTCGCTGCCGATCTGTGTGGAAGGAAGTTGAGTCAGATCAAGATTCACTAATGCGTTCTGAGACATGAAAAGCACCTTTTAAGAGGAGAGACATACGAAGGAGCAAACTTGAAAAACGCGGTTTAACGTCTATATCATGCAGGGCCTCGCATTCTTTTCTGAAATTATTGACGGCGTGCTCGCCTATCGATGGTGCAACTATGTGCCACATATAAGAAAGTGACAAACCGGCATGTCCATCCCAAAAAATGGAAATATTTTTCTGAAATGACGCGGCAAAAAACATTTTTCAGATTTTTGGGATGCGCAAGGCATGTCGTCACTTTCTTATAAATGGTCGTCCATTGTTCCTTGTCCTAAAGGCAACTCATGCCGTCGGTCACTCAGTCTTTACAGATGTTCCTACAGGCCCAAGTGCCGCGTCATAACGGCCCGGACCTGCTGGAGCGCGTACTGCGATTCCTCCCCGCTTTGGAAATACAAGTAAACGTGTCTGCCGCCAATGGCGAACCGGTCGACGGTAAGCGTGGCACATTCACGGACGGTGTGAACCAGTGGTTCAATATCCGAATTCCGCATAATGCTGACAGCGAACCGCAGTGGCACGATTATGAGTTGCGCTGGCCGCTCGACCTGTATGCCGAGGGAATCGGTTCAACCGGCTGGGATTGGCAGTCGAGGCAGTCGCGCTGGGTCGGATTCGATGTGGACAGCATCACTGGACACGCGACAGGGGTGGGCCTAAGCGACGCCGAGTTGCAAAGCGTCAAGAAAGCGGCCGAGGCCCTGCCTTACGTGGAGGTCCGCAAGAGTACGAGCGGCAAGGGGCTTCATTTCTACATTTATTTCTCCACGGATGGAATCCCGACCGCCAACCACACAGAGCACGCCGCTCTGGCTCGTTGCATTTTGGGCATGATGAGCAGCACTACGGGTTTTGATTTTGCCAGCCAAATCGACGCCTGCGGCGGGAACATGTGGATTTGGCATCGGAAAATGGACAAAGCGAACAATGGACTGGCCCTTATAAAACCAGCGGAGAGAAGTGTCTCCGTTGATGACTTGCCTGGCAATTGGCGGGACCATATCGAGGTCGTCACACGACGCAGGGCCAAGATTCGCATAAATTCACTGCAGATCGAACATGAAGACCCATTTGAACTGTTGGCAAATAGTCGTCGCCTGGTGCCACTTGATGAATCGCATAAGTCAGTCATCGAGGAACTGGGGCGTTCGGGTTTCTCCACTGTCTGGATACCAGACTATCACCTCCTGCAAACGCACACCAAGGCCCTGCAAAACCTGATCGACGATCCAGGCCAGCGATCCACGTTGAAACTCAAAGGGATATTCAGGACCATTTCCGAAGGGAAAGACCCCGCCACCTGCAATTGTTTCTGTTTTCCCCTCGATAACGGCGCATGGCGCGTGTACCGTTTTTCCCCCGGAACAGCGGAAGCCGAAACCTGGGAGCAAGACGGCAACGGCTGGACCAATTGCTTCTTCAACAAGACGCCCGACTTGAACCTCGCAGCCAGGGCCGGGGGCGGCGTCGAAGCACCGAACAATGGCGGATATGTCTTTCCGACAGCAAACGACGTCGCAAACGTGGTCAAAATGCTTGGCCAGACCATCGACATTCCACAACAGTTCGAGCAACGCGAAACCCGTTTGAAGCCTCAAAAAGACGGCCGAGTTGTCATTGCCGTCAAGAAGAACAATCCCAACGAGGCAGCGCCACAAGGTTGGCTCAATGATCGCACCGGGTTGACAAGGGTCTTGAGTGTCCAAGCCGAGATCAAGGCCCAGGCCACCGATGAAAGCTACTCCGAATATGACAAGATCGCCCGTTTTCTAGTTACGCCCGACAACAAGAGCGTGGGATGGGTCGGACGTTCTCGCAGCGGCAGATGGATAGACGGCAATAAGGACGACATGAAAGGGCTATTGCTGAAACTGGGTAAAACCAAGTCGGAAGCCGATGTCATTATTCCCGATATCTGGTCCAGGCATTGGACGCTGGTCAATCTTCCCTTTCTGCCCGAATATCCAGGCGATCGCCAG